TCTAGTGCGCGTGACGCATTTTTTAGTAGCGGAACATCAGCAAGACTTCAAATTGAGGGTTCTGGAGCGGATTCGTTTGCCAGCTTGACCCGGAACAACAACGATGCGGGTGCCCCAATTCTTTTCTTGGCGAAGAGTCGTGGCACGGGCAATACGACGGTACAAAATGGAGATGAAATTGGACGCATTAGCTTCCAAGGTAATGATGGTAGCGGCTTTGAAGAAGCTGCGCTGATTTCTGTTTATGTCGATGGTGAGCCAAATACCTCCGGCGATACTACCGACATGCCAGGCCGCCTAGTGTTCTCCACTACGGCCGATGGGGCGAGCAGCCCGACGGAAGCGCTAAGGATAACCAGCGCTCAAGATTTAATGATTAGTCAGTCTGGTAGTGGTCTTTTTGTAGGGACAACAGCAGATGGCGCTTATCGAATTGGCCGAAGCTCTTTTGCTGTTTCTAGTGGCACTTTGTATATCGGCAACGCTGCAATTCAAGTCAGCTCTGATGTACGCCTAAAGAAAGACATAGAAGACACTAACCTTGATGCACTTGCCGCGATCAGCAAGATTAAAGTTAAAGATTTTACTTGGGACGACCCTACCGACACCAGTTATAACAACCGCAACGCTCGCGGCAAATGGACTGGTCTAATCGCTCAAGAGCTAATTGAAGTTCTGCCTTTTGTCGTCAATGCTCCGCGCAAAGAGGAAGATGGATCCATTGACCATGACAGCGAAAGTGTTTGGACACTGGATCAATCTCAGCTTTGTCCTGTGCTGATCAAGGCAATTCAGCAGCAGCAGGAAATTATTGCCAATTTGGAAGCCCGTTTGTCAGCCCTTGAGGCAGCGTAGACACCCGTATTACACTTACACAGTCACTCACTAACCATGTCCGACACCGTTTTCACCTGGCACATCGCTCAACTGGAGCGCGAGACCGCAGACGGCTACGTCTTCACGGCTCACTACACCATCGACGCCAACGACGGCACCTACAAAGCCGGCGCCTATGGCTCGATCGGCTTCGAGCGTCCCGAGGAGGACATGATCCCCTTCGCTGACCTCACCGAAGAGATCGTCATCGGCTGGGTCAAGGAACGGTTGGACGTTGAGCAGATCGAGGCAGCACTGCAAAGCCAACTCGATGAGCAGCGCCATCCCAGCAAGGCCAGTGGCTTACCCTGGGCTGCTTAGACTAGTGGCATGATCGAGCTGATCGCTGCTGTTGCGGGCGCATCCATCAGCGTGGCGGCTATGGGCGCCATGGGGTTCAGCCGTCGCAACGATGAAGCCCGTGAGGCAGTGATCAGGCTCACCGCTGCAGTGGAGCACATCGCCACGCAGCTTGAGGTCATGCACACCGACATCCGCGCCGACCGCCAGGAGACGTTCAAGCGGCTCAATGGCGTTGAGCAGCGCGTCGCTACGCTTGAGGCACGACCACACCGCTAACTATGGACGCCCAGACTGTTGCCGTTGTCGCCATCGTTCTTGCTGCTGGCAGCGAGATCATCGCGCTGACGCCGCTCAAGTCCAATAGCTGGATCCAGCTTCTGCTGCAGGCCCTTAAGTTGATGTTCCCCAAGCGTGGCTAAAGCACCGATCAAACCCAGCGACCTGTTCCGGTACTGGAAGGCGCTGCCGCATCAGCAGGCGGCGATCGTTGAACTGGAAGCTGAGCTGTTAAAGGTTGCGCCTGATTTGTTTAATAGGGATCAGCCATGGTTCCAGACATGGAGCCAAGGCGGCAAGGTGCACAGCTATGACGCAGCCGTCAAGCTGATCAAAGAGTTCGAGGGCTGTCACCTGTCGGCCTATCCCGATCCGCTCAGTGGCGGTGAGCCATGGACCATCGGCTACGGCACCACCAGGTACAGCGATGGCCGCAAGGTGCAGCGCGGCGACAAGATCACCGTCATCGACGCTGGCAAGCTGCTGGACCTTGAGATCGAACGTGTCGCCGAGAAGCTGCGGGCGACCGTGCCGTTCTGGAATGCCATGTCCGGCGACAAGCAGTCTGCGCTGATCAGCTTCGCCTACAACCTGGGCAGCGGGTTCTACGGCACCACCGGATTCGAGACGATCAGCAAGTGCCTGAAGGACAAGGACTGGGCAGCGGTGCCCGACGCGCTGCTGCTGTACCGCAACCCTGGCACCAATGTCGAAGCCGGTCTATTGCGCCGACGCCAGGCTGAGGGTCGGATGTGGGGAGTCGAGCAGCAAACCGCCAAGCTGACACCGAGCAGCCCGTTCACGGCACGGATCACCCCACACATCACCCTGGGCGAGTTTGCACTCGGGCAGGATGCGCGGCGCTTTGACCACCAGTACCAAGTGGACACCGCTGCCGAGCTGGCGGCGTTCCTTGAGCGGGCACGCGGCGCGTTCGGCGGCAAACCAGTGGTGATCACCAGCGGCTACAGGCCAGCGGCGATCAACCGCTCGGTTGGCGGTGCCAGCAGCAGCGAGCACCTATACGACGCGCCAAGCGTCGGTGCAGTGGACTTCTACATCCAAGGCGCCGACATCAACGCAGTCCAGGCATGGTGCGACAAGAACTGGCCCTACAGCGTTGGATACGGTGCACCTAAAGGGTTCGTGCACCTTGGCGTCCGCAAAGGCCGGCCTCGCGTGCGCTGGGACTATTAGACTGCTGGTGTAAGCCGCTACACACGGCATGGCGATCAGCGCAAAACGGCTATCGCCAGAATTGATAGAGATACGGATACCGTACAGCAGCCACAAAGAAGAATCAACATTCCTGCTCGCGTCAGATATACACCTTGACAATCCAAAATGCAACCGCAAACTGCTACTGCAACACTTAGCTGAATGCCGTGATGCTAACGGTCATGCGTTATTTTTTGGTGATGTGCTGTGCCTGATGCAAGGCAAGAAAGACCGCCGCGGCAGCAAGGGTGACATCAGGCCAGAGCACCTAGGCGGCAACTACTTTGACCTAGTATTTCGTGAATCAGCAGATCTGCTGAAGCCATACGGCGACATGATCCTGATGATGGGTGACGGCAACCACGAAACAGCCGTGCTCAACAACCAAGAGATCGACCCGCTAGAGAACGTGGTCCGACTCATGCGCAATGATGGTGCCGTCACTGAGCACATGGGTTATCAAGGATTTGTGCGGTTTGTGTTCTATCGTGGCGAGAATGAAGCCGTCAGGCGGTGTACGTTGTTCTTCCATCACGGCGCATGGGGCGGCATCATCACCAAAGGCACCATGGGTGGAGGCCGGTATGCAAGCATCGCACCAGATGCGGATGTGATTGTCAATGGCCACAACCATGAGCGCAGCATTGTCGCGCATCCGTGCTACAGGATTGCTGACAGCGGCAAGGCATGGATTGAGCAGCGCTGGCACCTGCAAACCGGCACCTACAAGCAGGAATTTGGCGGCACTGGCGGCTGGGCCATTGAGCGTATCGTGATGCCTAAGTCACTTGGTGGGATCTGGCTTACGCTGAAGCCACGCAAACGCGGTGGCGTTGACATCACCTGCCGGCCAACCGTATGAAGCAGTACGTCCTAGAGATCGAGTACACCATCGTCGTTGAGAGTGACAACGATGATCCGGGAGAGGTATCGGACGACTTTGCAGCGCGACTCACTGAGTTAGCGCCGTCCAACGATCACATCCTGGGGTTAAGTCTTCAGGTGCTACCAATTCCCGAATTGCGTGGATCACTCGATTGATGGCTCGAATCTCGTTTCTAAGCGCAGTGCAAAGCATCAATTCAGGCAGCAGATCTTTGAGGCATGGGGTCATCAGTGCGCATACTGCAGTGCGCTAGCCGACACACTGGACCACGTCAAGCCACGCCATAAAGGCGGCGCTACAGTTACAACCAATCTGGTGCCAGCGTGCCGCAATTGCAACCGCAGAAAAGGCAGCGAGGAATGGCGCGAGTGGTTTAGCCGTCAGGACTCATGGACTGTTGATCGCGTATTAAAGATTCAGGATTGGTTGATTGATTCAACATCTGATGATAGAAGATAAGCGCCTGCCAATCTTGCGCATGATCACGGCACATGCCGTTGATACAGACGCGCCACATGTCACCGTGACGCTTGATCGTTGGTTCCAAGGGGCGTGTCCGTCAGGGGGTTGCTCATCAGCATACGGATGCGACCGACGCCGCGCTTATAGATGTCGTACAGGGCAGTCTTTGAGATGCCATACTCGCGTTCAAGCTGCGTCCATGTGACGGCTGGATAACACGACCGCGCTTCAATAACTGCTTTGGTTCTATCGTCTAGGTACTGGTCAACGTAACGCAGCATGATCTGCACATCTTGGCTGATGTCATTGTCAACTACATTGGGGTCAGCAATGGTGTCGACAATGCTATGGCCTTCTGAGTTGTTGATTTGCTGGTCGATGCTGGTAACGGTATAGGTTTGCCGGAGCAAATTGGACAACTCGCCGGGGTCCATGTCAATCTCTTCTGCCACTCTGGTGATGGTCGGTTGGTAGCCGAGCTGATGGCTGAGAGCCTGGATCGTGCGGTTGATCTTGTACATCGTCTCGTGCACGCCGATTGGCAGCCGGATGATGGCATCGCTGCTGATCAATGCGCGCGTGATGCCTTGGCGGATCCACCAGTAGGCGTAGGTCGAGAACTTGTAGCCGCGGCTCGGGTCGAACAGCTCAACAGCACGCGATAGGCCGATGTTGCCCTCTTGGATCAGGTCGAGTAGCTCCATGGTCTTGTTGTTGCGCTTGTCGTACCTGCGGGCGACATGCACGACCAGTTGCAGGTTGCACTGGATGAACCGCTGGCGGGCGCGTTCACCGCTGCGCCTCTCACGCTGTTCGGCATTGGTCAACGGGCGATCCAGTGATTGCAGCTCACGCAACCGCTGCACGCGCCTCCCAAGTTGTATCTCTTGCTGCGGTGTCAACAGTGGATACTTGGCGATACTGTTGAGATAGTTCTTGATGCTGTCAGACATGATGAATCCGTTAGTTCACACAATGGAAGCACAATTTCACGGCGCAGCCAATGCCCAAATGTTGCGTGAGCTACATGCAGCAAAGGACTACAACGCACTGCTGGAGTATGCGCTGTTGCTGGCTGAACAAGAGGCCAGCCAGCGATCACAGATCAAGTGGTTAATCGCTGAAGCGATGCGCTCATGCAGCGTTGAACCGTGGCATCTGGCTGCGGCTGCTGAACTGCTTGGAGGCCGCGACTAGCTGGTCGTTGTTGTAGCTGCCAGTCAGCGCGTAGCTCAGTGCCGGGCGTTGGCTCATGCGGAAGAATACCATTTGCCCGATCTTCAGCCCTGGATAGATCGGCAGCGGCTGCAACTGCCGGG